GTGCGTCTTGTTTGCGCCATATAGAAACACCCCCCTATAGGAGTCCCAATCTTGTTTTGCTTTATGTGCCATAATATTATTTGGGGGTACTGGTGTTAGCTACCTCGAGTGACGTTCCTTGGCAGGCTTCGCAGCTCTAAACCCGTGCTTTATCGGGGGCCCCTCTATATATCTTGCCAACACTGCATAAACACGTATATACTTAGCCGCACTGGAGCCACAAACCGCTACCGCGTATGCCTACTGTAAACATAGAACCCACAGATAAACACCCCATACCCTACGATACGTCTGATGAAACTTCGGCGTCGTTTATGGATGAGATGGCCGTTGCGGGTAACACGGCCGAGTTGCAGGTATCACTAGGTGCCTCCCTAGAAGTTGACGAACAAACAGCTAATCAGGAACAGTCTTTGATCGAGAAAGCGATCAAGGAACGTAAAACAAAACCCCTAACTAACACTAATACCGCATTTGCGGCCGCTTCTTTTTTGCGTACCTATGGCCAGCAGCTAGCCATGGACTTGGGGCAAACTCGTGCGGCTATAACAAACAAGCTAATGGAGATCGCCAACTGTGGTGATCCAAGGTATGAGTTGAAAGCACTAGAGTTACTTGGAAAGCACAGCGACATCGGGTTGTTTACCGAGCGTAGTGAAGTAACAATCAACTACAAAGACCCTTTAGATTTGGAAAATGCTATTAAAGAGCGCGTTAGGCGTTTGTTGCATGCGGACGTCACTGACGTTACCCCCATTGGTGCTGACTTAGACGAGCAACTAGGTGTTGCCACAGTGCCACCTGAACCTGAACCCGAGCTGATGAACGAACTAAATGACGACAGCCCAACAAGCACTTGAGTCTCTCTCGCTCAAAGATATACCAAGTATCTTACCGTTGTTATCAGTGGCGGAGCAGGAGCTATTGCTTGCTGAGTTAGAGAAGCTGCAGGGGTTAAAAACGCGTAAAGTCGCACAAGAGCGGTTCTTGGCGTTCGTCAAAGAAGTTTGGCCTGTGTTTATTAGTGGGCGGCACCACGCTAAGATGGCTTCGGCGTTTGAAAGAGTGGCCAGTGGTGAGTGTAAACGGCTCATTATCAACATGCCTCCTAGGCACACTAAGTCCGAGTTTGCGTCTTATCTTCTACCTGCTTGGTTTTTGGGCAAATTCCCGAATAAAAAAGTCATCCAAACAGCGCACACCGCTGAGTTGGCGGTAGGGTTCGGTCGAAAAGTACGTAACTTAGTTGACCAAGAGGCGTATTCCAACATATTTCCCGGGATGGGGCTGCAAAGTGACTCTAAAGCTGCGGGTCGTTGGGCCACTAATCAGGGCGGGGACTATTTTGCTATCGGTGTGGGTGGCGCGGTTACAGGTAAGGGTGCGGATTTACTTATTATTGACGACCCTCATTCTGAACAAGAGGCAACTTTAGCCGATACAAGCCCTGAAATTTACGATAAAGTGTATGAGTGGTACACATCAGGGCCTCGACAGCGTTTGCAACCGGGTGGCGCTATTGTAATTGTGATGACCCGATGGTCTAAGCGAGATTTAACGGGGCAAGTTGTAAAGTCTTCTATAACAAGAGGCGGGGAAGAGTGGGAAGTAATTGAGTTTCCAGCTATTTTGCCAAGTGGCGACCCACTTTGGCCTGAGTTTTGGGAGTTACCCGAGCTTGAGGCACTGCGTGAGGAGCTACCTAACAGCAAATGGATGGCTCAGTACCAACAACAGCCAACTTCAGAGACTTCGGCCATTGTTAAGCGTGACTGGTGGCAGCTATGGGACAAAGAAGCTCCCCCGGAGTGTGATTTTATCCTTCAGGCTTGGGATACGGCGTTTGAAAAGACCAACCGTGCTGATTATTCGGCGTGTACGACGTGGGGGGTGTTTTATCAGGACAGTTCGGACACTGGGCGAATGGAGGCTAATATCATAATGCTAGATGCCTGCCGTGATCGGCTAGAGTTCCCGGCGTTGAAACGCAAAGTGTTGGACCAGATGGAGGAGTTTAACCCCGACTCTATTATTATTGAGAAAAAAGCATCGGGGGCGCCTTTAATATACGAGTTGCGCTCGATGGGCATACCGGTACAGGAGTTCACGCCTGTTAAAGGCAACGACAAAATTGCCCGGCTCAATGCGGTGTCTGATTTGTTCGCCTCAAAAAAGGTATGGGCACCCGGCACCCGCTGGGCGGAAGAAGTTATTGATGAAGTGGCAAGTTTCCCCGCTGGAGAACATGACGATTATGTTGACTCTGTTTCTTTGGCGTTAATGCGGTTTCGCAAAGGCGGTTTTCTGCGTACCGAGCTAGATGAAGAAGAAGATCCCGTTCGCTATAAACGCAGGGCTACCCAATACTATTAAGGATAGGACATGGCAACTAATATAGACAAAGTGTTAAATCAGGCCCCAATGGGTTTAGAAGAAAATGACTTCTTAGGCGAGCCTGACATCGAGATCGAGATTGAAGATCCGGAAAACGTCACTATTACGACAGACGGTTTAGAGGTCACGATTTTTCCAGAGGATGAAGACGAGGATGATTTTGATTCTAATCTGGCGGAGTTTATATCTGAAGATATTTTAAGCGGATTAGCCAACGATATTATTTCTGATTACGAGGATGACGTTAACGCCCGCCGTGATTGGATGCAGACCTACGTTGACGGCCTTGAATTGTTGGGCATGCAGATCGAGGAGCGCTCAGAGCCGTGGCCCGGTGCGTGTGGAGTGTATCACCCCTTGTTAAGCGAGGCGCTAGTAAAGTTCCAAGCTGAAACCATGATGGAGACGTTCCCTGCACAAGGCCCCGTAAAAGTACAGATTATTGGTAAAGAGACTAAAGAGAAAGAGCAAGCGTCGTTGCGGGTTAAAAACGACATGAACTACGAGCTAACTGAGCGCATGGTGGAGTACCGCCCCGAGCACGAGCGCATGTTGTGGGGCCTAGGTTTATCGGGCAACGCGTTTAAAAAGGTGTATTTCGATCCGTCGCTAGACCGCCAAGTCTCTATGTATGTTCCTGCTGAAGATATTGTGGTGCCTTACGGTGCGAGTAGCCTAGAAACAGCGGAGCGTGTGACCCATGTGATGCGCAAAACGCCCAATGAGCTTAGAAAACTGCAAGTTAGTGGGTTTTACCGCGATATTGAGCTGGGGGATCCGACTGACACATTTGATGAGATTGAGAAGAAAATTGCTGAAAAGATGGGGTTTAGAGCCTCATCAGACGACCGACACAAGATATTAGAGGTGCACGTCAATTTAGATTTGCCTGACTATGAAGATGAAGAGGATGGCGAGCCAACAGGGATTGCGCTACCTTACGTAGTTACTATTGATAAGTCATCTCAGTCTGTTTTAGCAATACGGCGCAATTGGAATCGGGATGACCGCGTTAAACAAAAGCGCAACCACTTCGTACACTACCCGTACGTGCCGGGATTTGGTTTTTATGCGTTCGGGCTTATCCACTTGATCGGTGCGTTTGCTAAGTCAGGTACGTCGTTGATCCGTCAGTTGGTGGATGCAGGTACGCTATCTAATTTACCCGGTGGGTTTAAAACCAAGGGTATGCGCATCAAGGGCGATGACACCCCAATCGGTCCCGGAGAGTTTAGAGATGTAGATGTGGCTAGTGGCACCATGCGTGACAACATCATGCCGTTACCGTATAAAGAACCTAGCCAAGTATTGTTTGGCTTGCTGGGTACTATTGTTGATGAGGGACGTAGGTTCGCTAGTGCGGCTGATTTAAAAGTGTCAGACATGTCGGCACAGTCCCCCGTTGGCACTACGCTAGCAATATTAGAGCGCACACTTAAAGTGATGTCGGCTGTACAGGCACGGATTCATTACTCCATGCGCCAAGAGTTCCGGCTGCTCAAAAAGATTATCCGAGACCATACTGATGACTCGTATGATTACGAACCTGTGGGGGAAACCCCTAGAGCCAAGCGTTCAGATTACGACATGGTGGAAGTAATTCCAGTATCTGACCCTAACGCTGCCACAATGAGCCAAAAAGTAGTACAGTACCAAGCAGTCCTCCAGTTGGCCCAGACAGCACCTCAACTCTACGACCTACCCTATCTCCACCGTCAAATGCTGGAGGTATTAGGAATCAAGAATTCTGCGAAGCTGGTGCCTGTGGAGGACGACTATAAACCACGAGATCCTGTGTCTGAAAACATGGACCTTCTTAACAGCAAGCCTGTTAAAGCGTTTATATATCAGGACCACGAAGCGCATATTGCGGTCCACATGGCAGCGGCCCAAGATCCTAAAATTAAACAGATGGTCGGACAAAGTCCTACCGCCCCAGCTATAACTGCTGCATTCGCTGCGCATGTACAGGAACACTTAGCCTTTGAATACAGGCGACAAATTGAAGACGCCGTTGGTGTGCCTTATCCCGGCCCCGACGCTGAGATGGATGAGAATACAGAACTCGAAATCTCGCGCCTTGCCGCTGCCGCTGCGGATAAAGTGTTGCAAAAAAATAAAATCGAAATGCAAGCCAAACAAGCCGAACAAGCTCAAAACGATCCAATCGTTCAAATGCAGCAAATGGAGCTTCAGATCAAGCAAAAAGAAGTTGAAATTAAAGAGAAGCAGTTGGTTATCGCCGCTGGTGAAAAAGTTGACCGGCTTGCTATCGAGCGCGAACGTATTGCGTCGCAACAACAGATTGCTGGTTTACAGACTGGTGCTAAGTTAGCAACCGATCAAGCTAAATTGTCGGCGGACCAACAAGAAGCGGGGGTTCAGTTAGGTATAGATATTGGTAAGGAACTAACTAAAAACACAATTGACGCAGAACGTATAGAGGTTGAAAAAGCTCGTATAGCCCAACAAGCCATGCAGCAACGCCCTCAGCCCCCAAAGGAAAATAAATGAACGATGACTTATTGAAGTATCTCGTAAAAAAGCTCGATGCGGAGCAGGAGATACTTTCTACAGATCTTGGCCTAGGTAGGGCTAAGGACCACGGCGAGTACAAATATACCTGCGGAGTTATCCGTGGGTTGATGATCGCTAACAACATTATCAGTGAAACATCAGACCGTATGGAGGAGTTAGATGAGTGAAATACTTATCGGTACAAACCCCGATAACCCGCGAGTAGTAGGTTCAGCGAATTTGGGTGCAGCCGCAGAACGAAAAGCAAAGCAACTACCACAGCCTTCTGGATACCGCATATTATGTGCTATTCCTGAGATTGATGAAAAGTATGAAAGTGGAATCCTCAAGTCAGACCTTTCTAGACAACACGAGGAAATACTTACTACTGTTCTGTTTGTTGTAAAGTTGGGACCGGATTGTTATAAAGACGCTTCTCGGTTCCCTAGCGGGGCTTGGTGTAAAGAGGGGGACTTTATTTTAGTCAGACCTCATTCAGGTACACGAGTCAAAATTCACGGACGGGAGCTTAGGATCATTAACGATGATTCTGTTGAAGGTGTTGTTGAAGATCCAAGGGGAATTAGCCGTGCGTAGCGAAGCTCAAAAAGCGCTAGGGACAAGTTGGCATATAGATCACATTACCCCAATGTCCAAGGGTGGTTTGACTACGTATGACAATCTGCAAGTAGTCCCCGCTTTTTGGAACCGCCAGAAGTCAAACAAACACTCTGAACGTTTTTTTAATATATTTAGAGCATAGGAATACACATGAGCACACAAACTGACACTAAAGACGACGATTTTCAATTTGAGGTTGAAGGTGAAGAGCAGAAACAGTCCGAAGTTGAGACTAAAGCTAAGCCTAGTGTTGATATTGAAATCGAAGATGATACCCCCGAGGCGGATCGTAATCGAACCCCTTTACCTAAGGAACTTGTAGAAAAACTTGAGCTAGACGAGCTTGATCAATATTCAGGCGAAGTTAAAACCAAATTAAAGCAGCTTAAAAAGGTTTGGCATGACGAGCGTCGGGAAAAAGAAAATGCTTATCGGCAACAGAACGAAGCTGTATCTTTAGTAAAACGGCTTTCTTCAGAAAACAGTGCCCTTAAAAATACGCTTAATCAAGGTGAACAGACGCTTATCAGTACATATAAGCAGTCCGCCGAGTTTGAGATGGAAATCGCTAAGCGGGCGTATAGAGAAGCTTATGATTCAGGCGACTCTGACAAAGTAATTGAAGCCCAACAAAAAATTGCGGACGCGACATATAAGTTGCAACAGGTTAACAACTATCGACCAAAACCTGCGGCAGTTGACAATAATGTAAATATTGATCAAAATACTACAAACGTCCCTACCCCCGATAAAAAAACCCTGTCATGGCAACGAAATAATCCATGGTGGGGGCAAGATTCAGAAATGACAGCGTCAGCTTTAGGCTTACATCAAAAGCTTCAATTTGAACGCGGAGTGGGGTTTGTAGGGTCAGATGATTATTGGCAAGCGATTGACAACACAATGCGCCGCCGATTCCCAGAATATTTTGGGACACCAGATAGTAACAGTGGGGCACAAAAACCTGCTGAGCGCGAGTCTAGATCAGCTACAGTGGTCGCACCGGCGTCTAGAAGCACATCCTCCAAAAAGATTGTGCTGAAACAGTCTCAGATAGCACTTGCTAAACGACTTGGATTAACCGCCGAGCAGTACGCTCGGGAATATGCAAAAACACTGGGGAATTAAAATGGCCGAAACTAGATTAGCTAGAGAACTTGAAAGTCGCAGCGCTGTAGAGCGTCCTAAGCAATGGCAACCGGCATCAACCCTGCCCGAGCCAGACAAACAGCCGGGGTACTCTTATCGTTGGATTCGTATTTCGACCCGTAACAATCCTGATGCGGGTAATATCTCGTCCAAACTACGAGAAGGTTGGGAACCAGTGAGAGCTGAAGAACAACCAAAGTACAAATATTTAGTCAGTACGAACAGTCAATTCAAAGACGGTATCGAGATTACTGGTTTGTTGTTGTGCAAGATTCCATCTGAGTTTATGAAGCAACGGAAAGCTCACTATTCCGATAGGACGCAAGCTAATATGGAAGCTGTGGACAATACTTTTATGCGCCAAAGCGATGCGCGGATGCCCCTGTTTAAGGAAAAGCAATCCAAAACGTCGTTCGGGCGTGGTTCTTAATTTTAATTGGAGTTAACAAATGGCTTATCCTACTGTTAGCGCTCCCTACGGCTTCAAGCCTATCAACCGTTTAGACGGTATGCCATACGCTGGTGCTACGCGCCAAATCAAGATCGCGTCTGGTTATGCTGCTAATATCTTTAATGGTGATTTGGTTTCTATCGTAACGGGCGGCGTTGTTGAAAAATTCA